AGAACCAGGTAAGCCAGGATCTAATGGTTATAGTATAACTGTTAATGGTTGTCCTTCTGCCATTAGATCTTCAGAGGGATTCCTACAAACTACAAATGTAAAATTAAGTGCCATAAAAGTTAGAGTTGATGATAGTGCTACTAGTTCTGTATCAGGATATTGGAAAAGCTATTATTTAAACAGTTCTGGTTCATGGCAATAGATCAACAGTACATCTGGAACTACGTTTACTTCCACATGGAATTCATCATTATCTACTACAAAGTTCTGGTTTGGATTTACTACAGATAGTGGAGATTACAGTTCATTAAGTCCTACTAGTCAATATAAAGTATGGTCAGCTGAAGTTCCAGTAGTATTTGATGGAGATGTATCTGATATAGATGAAACTTATACTATTATGAGAGATAGAGGTCAATGGAGATCTGGAGTACAATACTATCATGATAAAGCATCAAATGCAATAAAAGGTCAAGATGTATCTAGTGTAACTAATTATTACTTACAGTCAACAGATCAAAGTGTGTCTTATGATACCACTAATTGGTCTACTAATGTACCTACAGGTACTTACTCTCAAGGTAAACTGTATTCTTATAGTAAGATAACATATTCAGATGGTACTATTACTAAGACAATACCTGAAGCATTATTAACTTATTCTAACTCTAGAGTAACATCTATTACACAATACTTTGCAAATTCAACTAATACATCTGTTCCTAGTGAAGGTTGGTCTACTAATAAGCCTGCATTAAACAAAGATAAACCTTATTTGTTTAGATACTTTACTGTTAATTATGTTAATAGTAATTCTCAATCTACTAGTACTAATTCTACTAAGAAGGCAATAGCTAAGTATTAGAATGATTATACTCAGTATTAGAACTATGATAATTTAACTATTATAGACTATGTAGTATATCAAGGTAATGTGTACTTAGCTAAACAGAATAATACTAGTTAGACACCCAGTATGACTAGCAGTTATTGGAATATATCTTCTAAGCAAGAAATACTAACAGTAAATAACTTACTAGCTAACAATGCTAAGTTAGGTGACTTTAACTTTAGTGGAAGTGTATTTACTTCTAATAATGGTAAACTGTCAATGAATAGTAATACTGGTAGGTTTGTTTGTACAGACGTTAATATTACTGGTAGCATAACAGCTACCTCTGGTACATTTAATGGTACTGTAAATGCATCTGGTGGTAATTTTAGTTCTGTAAAAATAAATAGTGGTCAGATTGCTGGATTTGAAATAAGTGGAAATCATATTGGTAGTAGTGCAACAGCAAGTGGTTCTGGTGGTGGTCTCAGTATAAATCCAGATTTCATTAGAGTTGGTAATAGTACATCATATGTTATGATAGGTAGCGATACTGTTCCTGCTACAGTTGGTGGAGCTTTTACAGCTACAGGTAGATTTGTAAATCATAACTATAACGCATCTATACAATACGGCTTTGACTCAGCTAATTACGGTCTATACGTAGATGTAGCAAACGGTACTAAAAATTATGCATTGTATTCACCAAATGCGGCAGTAAGAGCAGCTGCTGTATACGGAGATACTTTAAATGTAGTAAGTATTACCGGTAGTACTTATAAATTAGATATGAGTAAAGGTAATATAATAATGATTAGAGCTAATAGAGAATACAACGTCAATCTCCCGAACGCTAATGACGTAGCTAGTATGTTTGGATACAAGAGCTTACCTACATATTTTGCAATACATGTTAGAATTATGATTCACCCAGATACTTCTGGTGTTACTATATCTGGTTACTTTAGACCAAATAATACTGTAAATCAATCTGTATATTTACATCCAGGTAACTCTATGGGATTCTTAGTTACTAATTATCCAAGTTTTAGATGGGTAGAAACAGATTATGCAGGACAATAATTTTAAATAGTATTTATTATGAATATTGATTTTAAGAAATTTAAAGTGTACGATACTTTAGATAAAACAACACCTATTATATTAGATATATCTAAAGAGTTAGCTAACGGTTTATACAAGACTGCACAAGGTATAGATGGTCACGCTTTAGCATTAAAAATATATAATTCTACAGGTGAGGAAGATTATAATGATCTAGAAATAGAGTTAATAGCTAAATATGCTAATCAATATGGTACTCCTTTCTTTATAGATGCTTTAAACAGTATTAAGAATGAACAATCAATTACACAATCAGATCAAACAGCTGAGTGATAGAGAACTACTAGAGGGCATCTATTAGATGCTCCTAGTAGTAATGTAGGAACAATTAATCAGCGATAGTAAATAGTTAGGTATAAATGTTATAGCTGATTTATTAGTAGATAATATGTATAGAAATAGAGAAAGAAATGAAAATAATAACAATGCACCATATATTAGGCAATAAAGTATTAGAATATGATGTTGATGATAGAGGAGTTATCGTAGATGAGAGAGAAATTGATAGAACTGTTAATCCTAAACCTAATATAGCTGATTGGGTGAAAGAACACATGGTGTTCTGGTACGATATGTCAAAGCCTGTGGATACATACAGCCAAAACTTTAATGATTGGAGATCACATTCATCTGCAAATGCTGATGTAATTATAACAAGCACCTCATTTGTCATAACTAGATTTGCTACACTGAACGATACAGTAAAATGCTACATTCCTGACCAAACAAAAAATTTCCCAGGAATGAAAGTGGAAGTGAAAGGTATAGTTGATGGGCAGGAATTATACTGGGGATATAGTGCTAATATAAAATTAGTTAATATCACACAAGACGGAACATATGATATTCCGCCATTAGGAACCGTAAACGGTAATCTGTCATTCAGAAACGGCAATATTGTCGGTGCTTGTAACATTACCATCACCCAGCTACCGTCAGGACAATCCGTTCCCACAAACGAGATACTAAAAGCCAATCCATACCTGCAAGACCATAGCGGAAACAACAGACCGCTTAAATTGAACAATTTCCTATTTGCTGCAATGAGCGGTGTGGGAGGGTATGAATTAAATTGGACTGACCAAAGTATATGGGCTAGGTTTTTAGGAAGTAGATTTAATGGAGCAATAGAACCGCATAAACTGACTGTTACTTCTGCGTTAGGTTCTTATAATATCATGGAAACTAAAGTACCTTCGTATGCTAAAAAATTCAAAGTTAGAGTAGATGGTATAGTTGATGAAACGGTAGCTTATAAATATATAAACGCAAGCGGAACACAAGTAAGATTTGATATAAAGGAAGATGGTGAATATGAATTGCCGTCAAATAATACCGTAGAAGGTAATTTTAATATGGGATGGTCTATTTTAGCAAACTCCTATCCCCATACCTGTAATATCACAATTGAGCAAATCCCATCCTATCCCAACGCCCTAGTAACAGACGGAGTGGATGATTACGGTGTTGTAGAGAACTTTAAATCCTGCAAAAATTATATGATGTTCTTCCAATGTGCCATCAAAAGCCCTGCCACTTCAAAAGGTATGTTCTCGACAACTCCGATAGAGGGTAATGTTAAAGGATGGATGTTATTGCAAGGAAACAGTGCAAATGAGGTAAGGTTCGGTAACAACGTTTATAAAAACTTTAATGTTACGTCTAGTATAGGGGATAAAATCAGTTATGTCCTCTCGGCAAACAATGAATTAATGACTTGCTATGTAGGTGAAGAGAAGGCAACTGTAGCAGGAACTTACAAGCAAACTGGTGCAAATATGTCATTATTCTTGTCGGATAACAACAATAAGACTAGGTTTGGCTCTATGGCGTTTTATAAATCTATCTTGTTCGATTCCGTTCCTACGAAAGAAAATGACGGATTTACCGAACAGGATTTGATTAATTATGTACTTGAAAATTTGATAACAAAATGAGATACATTATAGTAACAATAGAATGGTGTATGGAACATGGAATTGTTCCGCCCATCCACGCAAGAAGAAGTGTTGACGGAACAATGATCCTGTTACACGAGGATTTTGTCGCACCCGTATTGGGAGAGGAAGAAATTTCTTCCTACCTTTACGACAGTAATGAGTTAAGTGAAATTTTAAACAGCGAAGTATGGACAGAAATGAATTAATAGATAAATTAAAACCTTATTTTAAAATATAGGAATTAGTGTGTCCTCATTGCTACTCTAAGTTTGGTGAAACTTCTTGGTAGTTTATAAGTACTGAATTACTTAGTACTTTGTATATACTACGTACTAAGATATTCAATAAACCTATTACTATTAATACTTGGAAAGCTGGTGGACAATTCTCATAGAGAGGATTACGTTGCAATATGTGTTAGTTAGTAAAGAGTAAAAGTAGTATTTACTTATCTGCACACTGTTTAGGTAAAGCAATAGATTTTAATGTAAAGGATTTAGATAGTAATACAGTGAATAATATAGTAAGATAGAATGCTGAATTATTTGAATATCCTATTAGATTAGAAGCTAATACAGACGGGTGGTCTCATTGTGATTGTTATGTTCCTTATAACTCTAAGGAAAAGATAGTAATTTTTACAGCATAAAACTATAACCATATAGATACATTGACGTTACACATAAATGTGTAAAATAAATTATATATGGAAGAAATTTGGAAAGACGTAAAAGGTTTTGAAAGTTTATATATGGTTAGTAATTTAGGGAGAGTTAAAAATGTTCCACATTATGTTACTAGAAAATATTATAGACCTTCTACTGGAGATAATATTGAAGATAAATTGTATATAAAAGAAGTGTTGTTAAATCCTAAAAAGAAGTACCATCATAAAGATAGAGGGATATATAACTATTTCTATTATGGAGTAAGTCTTCGTAAAGATGGTAAGTATTACAACAAATCAATACATCGTTTAGTGGCAGAAGCTTTCTTACCTAATCCTGACAATCTGCCTTGTGTAAACCACAAAGATGAGAACAAATTAAATAATTGTGTAGATAATTTAGAATGGTGTACTTATCAACACAATAATGTTTGGAAAAATAGATTAGCTAAAAGTTTAGAAACGTTTAATGCAAATCCTAAAAATAGAAGGAAAGTATATCAATATACAAAAGATGGAGCATTCATTAAAGAATATGAATCTGTAAAAGAAGCTACTAAAGAAATGGGTTTAAAGCACAGTAGTGGAATATATCTTAGCTGTAATCATAATAATTGCTACGCAAGAGGCTTTAAATGGTCTTTTAACTCTCCTTCCTTATAAATGCATCATTTAATAAAGAAAATGGCTTAAAACGCCTTAAAATGCGTTATGGAAAAAGAAACTATTTTATATAACATATTATATGTGGATAATAAAGCAAGAACAATTATTCCTGAAATAGTTAATGCTTGGAATCTTACTCCACATAGATTTATTAAATCTGGTGAAACTGTATCTATTGATATTAATCGTACTATGTATATTATAAAAGGATTTAGTTCATCAGATTATGTGCACATAGATGTAAAGTAGGATAGAATAGATATTACATTAGATCCTAATGATACTAATGCTACTAGATAGGCTAGAGTATCTTTAAATATAAGTGATCCTACTGGAACTCATAAATTATTACAGTTTGTAATACATTAGAATTAATAATTAAAATATACGTATATGACAAGAATAACAAGAAGCTATATAGCTCCAAATCCTAAAGAGTTTGATTACTGGGTTGACTTAGCAGCAGATCCAAAAGGTAATGTAATTAAGTATTATGCAGGTGATAGTAAATGGTTGCCTTTAAATGATGATACTGACAATGATCAGAGTGCTAGAATCAAAGCACTTGAATTAGGTAAAGTAGATAAAGTAGAAGGTAAAGAATTGTCTAGTAATGACTTTACGGATGCATATAAAACTAAACTAGATGGTATTGCTGCACAAGCAAATAAATATGTTTTACCAACAGCTACAGCTGAAATTATTGGTGGAGTAAAGGTAGGAGCAAATATTTCTTATAGTAACGGTACAATTAGTCTTAGTAAAGCTAATGTGACTAGTGCATTAGGATATACACCTCCTACAGCAGATACTAAAGTGACTACAAATAACACTTTAACAAGTACTAGTACTACAGAAGCTTTAGCTGCTGCTCAAGGCAAAGCTTTAAAAGATTTAATTGACGCTTTAACTACAAGAGTTGCTGCATTAGAAGCACCAGCAGCTTAATAAATAAGTATACATATGGTACAAAATAGAATAATATTTTTTGCAACATCTGTTCAACCTAATCCAGAAGAAATAGACTATTGGGTTGACTTATCTGATAATCCTTATGGTGGTAGCATTAAATATTTCAATGGAACCGAATGGGTAAGGCTAGCTGCCTCTGGAGGTGTACCTGACCTTAACAACTACTATACTAAAACATAGGTAAACAAATTGCTTAATGATAAAGCAAACATTGGTGATGTAGATAGTAAAGTAGATGATGAAGAGGTAAAAGATGTAATAAAAGATATACAGTTTAATACTTCAAATCCTAATGGCATTACTATGGTAATGTTTAAGTATGATGGAAGTAATAAAACTATTTCAATACCAGTAGCTTCTACAAGTTCTGCTGGTATCATTACATCTAAAGACTTCTTAGACTTTGTTAAACAACATCAGTTATAGGAACTTCATACTGAGATGATTGATACCTTTTCTGATATACGTGCAAAGTATTAGAAGAAACTCATTGCAGGTTTAAACATTGAAATTGATCAAGAAACTAATGTAATTAGTGCATCTGGTGATCTAGCTGTACAATGGGATAATATTACTAACAAACCAGATTTTAAACCAGTAGCTACATCTGGTGATTATAATGACTTAATTAATAAGTTAAAGCCTGGTAAAGATGTTAGTATTAGTGAAGATAATACGATTAGTATTGCTATTGATTCAGATTCATTAGAATAGTCTCTAGCT